AAGGACCAGCCAGACGGGTCTATGGGGGCATCGGCGGCCCTACTGTCCTCGGGTGCCCCCATCGCCAGCCTTGCCCAGGGGAAGAAGATCGTGGCCGGCGGGAAGACCGTCCGCATCACGACCCAGACCTACAAGCCCGGGTCGGCATGGATCACGCTCGTCGTCATCGACGATAACCAGTAACCCCTGTGGTCAAGGTCGCCATCGAGCCCAAGTCCTACGCGGACTTCATGGCGGCTATCCAGAAGTACGCCTCCAAGTCTAAGCAGACCCTGCGAGACGCGGCGCTTGAACAAGCCGCCTTGGCTTGCAGTGACGCGGCGACCTTTACGCCTCCGCTGGCTAAAGGCGGTGGCGACGGCCTTTCCAAAGCCGCAAAGAACGCAGGCGAGCAGGCCATCGACCGAGACGTCGGCAAGGTAGTCGTCCCAATGTCTGGCGGCACGAAGGACACCCAGCGTGCCCGGGTGGTCAAGCGCCTCGGCTCCCTAGCCCTTACGGATAACGCCTCGTTGTTCTGGAAAGTTGCGGCCAAGAACTCGCCTATCCTTAACAGCAACGGCTTTTTGGCACGGATGCTCTCTGACCGTTACAACGGCTTTGGAACTGTCTGGGGCTTCAAGAAGCTGCGGAACTACTTTAACCGCATCGGGACTAAGGTCGCCAGTCAATCTCTTAATCAAGCCAGCCTTCAGTCCATCGGAGAAATCCACTCGGCTTTTAAGCCTGTCTATCAGCGCGAGGGAGGAAGGCTATGGAAGTCAGGCCGCAATGTCAGCGGCATCTCTCCGATGAACAGGTTTGTGGCCGAAGAAAAAGGCGACTTAGACCGCTACGTCATGCAGCGCCAGAAGACGGTCGGGGCTATCAAGTCCGGCTGGGCGATGGCTCTGCGTACCCTGCCCAAGCCTGTCATCAACGGCGTGCCCAAAGACTATGGCGTCAAGCTACTGAACGCAGACTGGATCACGCGCCACAAAAGCGTGCAGGGAAAGAACACCATCTTGTCTTCAGCTAAGGACGTCGACATCATCATCTTTAACGCCGACGGCAACACCAACGGCATAGCCGATCAGGCTAACACCCTTGGGCTTGTCTACGGCAACCGTGTCAAACAGATGCCCGCCCGCGTCCGACGATTGCTTCAGCAGGACGTCGACTCATTTAACAAGAAATAACCATGGGAACCAAATCCATCCGCCACATCGTAGAGGCCACCTTGGCCACCTACCTATCCACCCAGACCGGGCTGACCACCGTAGCCTTCCTGACTGGGGACAGCGCCGCGACCCAGACCCTGCCCAAGGCCGTGGTCCTCTGCGAGTCCGCCCGCTCCCCTGCCGACCTCCCCGAAGGCGAAGGCAACTTCAGCTGCTCGGTCCGCGTTACCCTATTCTCGAACGCCGACGACACGACCCTCGCCGATCACCGTGCCCGCTGCGCCGCCCTGTCCGGCAATATGCGCGACCTGACCTCCATCAAGGCGGCCTTCGTGGCCTCGACCGACGCGGCCTGTTACGACGTCACGATGCAGTCCGAAGACGAAGGCATCGACGAGCGCTCCTGGGCCACTTCGTTCTCGTTCGACGTGCTGGTGGTCCTGCCCGCCTGACCTAATTCCAAAGCCTGCAATTACAAATGGCAGCAATCTCAAACGGCACCACGTGCTTGTACGCAATTTCTGGTACTGTCTCGAATTTGTTCGTGCAGTCCTACAGCCTCTCGTCCTCGTTCAACTCCGAGGCCATGGTCGTCGATGAGACGGGCATCACGAAGACGCACCGCCTGGACGACCGCAAGTCCGAGATCACAATCGAAGGCATCGCGAAGACCTCTTCCATCCCGGTCCTCGGCGCCACCATCACCTTCACGGTCAACACCCTTTCGGCCTATCCGTCTGGCTCGGCTTCGGTCTCGTTTGCGGGAGTCGTGACCAAGGTCGATGACAAGGGTACGAACAAGGGCTTCACTTCCGTCACCGTTACGGCGGTCGACTTCGAAGGTATCACCTACTCGTAATTGACACCCCCGAAAGGGGGGCAGTCTAGAGGGTAGTGGATAAACGCTTCCTCAACGCCTACGTCGACCCGGCTCCTTTTAGGATTCTGGGTCGCACGCTTTACCCCTGGTGCCTTAAGTATCGCGTGCGTCTGGAGGCTTTCCAATCACCGCTGGTGGACAGCCATCGCGCGATCACCCCGGCCGACCTTATCCTCGCCGTGCAACTGTGCGCCGAGGAGCCCATCGGTAAGTTCGGCATCAGGGACACTTGGCGGGTCTTGCAGCTCGAGAGATACCCCGAGGAGTTCCAGCGCCAACTCAACTTGTTCTCGTCCTACATCCTCGTCGGGCATTGGCCTAAGTTCTGGGAACAGACCAAGACCAAGGGCGGCAACGGCAAGAACATCCCGTGGCCTTTGGCTATCGTGGCCGGACTGATTGCCAACGGGATACCCGAGCAGCGTGCCTGGGAGATGCCCGAGTGTCAGGCCATCTGGCTTAACACGGCCTTCGGTGTCCGCAACGGTGCCGATGTCTCCATCATGTCCACGGAGGAGGAAGCCTTCATGGCCGATGAGGAAGCCCGGGAAGCCTACTTCTCCGCTTCCAATCCTGCAAAGGAAAGCCCCCCTACCACCGATGGCCCAATCACTTGAAGTCCAGATCAAGGCTACGTCCGATGTCCCGCAGGCGGTCGACCGCGCCAAGGAAGCCATCACCAGCCTGGAGAAGCGTGCTTCGTCCGTCAAGGTAGGTACCGCGGGCGGCGCCGTCGAGCAGACCACGACAAAGGCCACCGGCAAGGTCGAGTCTCAGTTCGACAAAATCGGCAAGTCTTTTGGAAACACCATCTCGTCGGTGTTCCTGTCGTTCCTCGGTCCGCTCGCCATCGTTTCAGGTATCATCGCCTTCGTCAGCAACTCTATCGCAGAAGCAAAGCAACTTGCGACTGACGGCCTTAACCGCATCGCCGAAGGTAAGAGCAAAATGGCTACCGACGAAGAAACGAAGATGGCTAATTTCTTCAAGGCTAAGGATGCCCGCGAAAAGGAAGAGCGAGAGGTAAAGGCCGGACGAGAAGAAATGACTAGGCGTTTCCTGACTGAAACAGAAGAAGGGAAAGATGTCCTTAGGGAAGCCCAGTCAACAGGCAGGGTCAGCATGATGAGCGGAGCTGGAGACTTGTCTAAGGCCGGAGATGTACAGAAGATGGCGCTAGATGCTTTTCTTAACAGCCCTGAAGGCAAGAAGTACGCCGCATTTTTCGAGGCCGAAAAGGCTACCAAGGAGAACTCCTTCCGCGCCCCCGAAGGTTTCTCCAATGTCGTCGGCGTCGGCGCCAACCCGGTGCTTCAAGCCCTTGACGATACTCTGACTGAAGCCCGGAAGCAGACATCCCTCCTTGAGGACATCTCTGCCAACCAGAAGCGGGGCAGCTACGACGACTTCACCAAGCCCGAAGTTAAGGCGCAATACAGCGCATCCATCATGTCCACTCTCTGATCTACTAACATGGCACGCATCGACTACGGCAACGCAATGGTGAACGCCATCCTGCAACCAGGATGGAAAGTCCAAGGGGACGGCTTCGGCCTGATGACCGGGACTTGCGTCTTCAAGTCCGACCAGAACGGCAACTTCAACGTGGCCGTCATCGGCTCATCTCACCCGGACTCCAGCTACACCTACATGAAGGCCCACAAGGTCGGGGTCTCCTACGACGCGCTGAACATCGCCACCATCACCGTGGATTATGTGGGCATCGACACGGCCTACACGGGAAGCAATTACACGCTTCCGCAGATGATCGCGAGCAACTCGCTCGGCTCCGAGAACATCACGACCCACATCAACTTCCTCGACCAAGCGGCTGGCTGGGAAGGCCCCATCGCTGGACGCGGAGACGCCGCCCCTGGAGACCCTCCTGACTATCCTGAAAGCGACCTAGGCCCGACGGTCAAAGGCCCGACAGGAAACCCGGTCAAGTCCCGCATCGGGGACAACGGCGCCTGCTTCGAGAAAGCCAGCGGTGGCCGTTTCATCGGCTTCGTCGACCCAGAGGTCCGCGAGCTCTACGGCAAGACCAACTACCTCACGCCGACGACGACCTTCTCTGGATTCTTCTACACGACCGACACGGCTGCTCCGGCTGAGTTCGTCGACTTGCTCGGAGCGTCCTCGAACAACGGGACTTGGGGAGGGGTGTTCTCCGTCTCCATCATCCCGTCATATGTCGGTGCCGGTGGCGATGGGGAGTTCGGCCCCAAGCTTCTCCTGTCTAACGCAAACATCGAGCGCTACGCTGGGTCTGTCCTGAAGATTTCCTACGAAGTACGCTACAGCAACGAAGGCTGGAGCCGTAAGGTCTACTACGCCGCCACCTCCTAAGCCATGGCTATCCGCAACGGAGACGGCTACGTCTTTTCGACGACTAACAATCAGTCGACGCTCGGCATCCAGAGGGAGTTCGCCGACATGTATGACGGTGCCGGTCAGGACACTTGCTCGCCCTTCAAGGTCAAGAACGTCCAAGAGGTCACGGTAGGCGAGTCCACGATCGTCACCTACGAAATCTGCCCTGGCACATTTAACAACCTGATGCCACAGGTCTACAACGAGACGGAAGAGGTGTTTGAGTATCTAGACGACCTGACGACAGGCTATCAGCTAATCCTCGACTTTGCGTCAACCTCGTCCTGCATCGTCTACCTCCGCGTAGGCCCGGACGCCACGACCAATCAGTTCCCCCCTTCGGCGCCTATCAGCCCTTACGATCCGGACGACCCCTACCCGACCGTGTTCAATACGGGTGGAACCCTTCCCACCGACACCGACACTTACGGATACCTTGCTTTGGCTAAGGTGAACTCGCTCGGCAGTGGAGTCTACTCGGTGGACCAGTATGTGACAGGCTCGCTCTGGGGTGACCGCATCAAGTTGCAGGACGTCACGGCGCGTTACTACTACGCCCGCATCTGATGGGCTACGTCATCGGTGAGTCCACGGGGGCAGGGGCCGGGGCTTACTCGACCTGGGCAAAGGTCCGTTGCCCTCTGATCAATGGCTACGACCAGTACACGACCTATGTCGGACCTGGCTCGTTCCCGCATAACATCGTCATCGACTCCGGCTTTCACGCCGACGAGGGCTATTTCCTTAGGGTGTTGGAATGGCCGCATACAAGCAACTGGACTGATACTGGCGGCTTCCCGCATACCGAATATTTCGGTCCGTTTGTCGGGTTTTTCAACGACACTGCTACGACTTCTTATTTCAGCATAGGGGCTTACGATGCGAGTTATAATGACCAGACCAACCCGAATTATACCAGCATCAACAACCTGTTGGACGAAAACGACGTGGCGGACTCCTTGGTCGGGCTGACGGTCACTTATACATCAGGCACTTTCACGACGACCGCGGACGCCTTTGAAAATACGCCGGCCTCGGCTCCTTGGTTGGGCCAAGCTATCGGCGCAAGCACCATCACGGACGTCTCGGCCATCGACTCATTCACGGCGTTCTGACCCCCCCCTTCCAATCGGGGCAAGGTTAAGACCCGATGAGCTGCACTAATCAAGTAACCGTCTCGCAGGGTAACACCTTCGCCTGCACCTTTACCTGGACGCCCGGGGCGACGGGTCCGGCCAACCTCCTGACGACGACCATCAGCTCGTCCCTCGAAGACCGCCAAGGCAACGTCTACGCGATGACGGTGACCCTTTTTCCCT